GCTTTTTTCTTTTTGTTTGTATATGGCGCAACACCACGGCCGAGATGGCCTTCTTCTTCACCACATGAGAGGACGGCCTCATCATCATGTGTGCGGACGTTTTTTACGCCATCCCGAGGCGGGCGGGACAAATAAGTCCCGTGTTTTGAGTGGACGTTTTTTGGGCCCTCCCGAGGCCGGCGGGACACGTAGGTCCCATATTTTTCCGCGGCTCACAAGTCACAGGCCTAACCCGCCTTCAGCGAGTTGCTCCATAGTCTTGTTACCGAAGAATTCTTCCAAACTACAAGTGGCTAGGGTTACAGTCGGACCCTCGTCGTACTGGCCATCGATAGTGTTATAGCTATCGTAAAAATCTACCCACGCAGCCGGGAACCAAGAGAGCGGCAAAAACAACCTGCCCCCGACCCAACGGTCAAGAGCAATCGTGAGATCCAACTGTTGCTCCAAAGAAAACCCGAAAACCTCAGACACGGCGACTCGATCTTCGTACATTATCTGCGGTTTTGAGAAGGTCACGGGAGCAATCAGCCGCTCGGCCAGACCTGCGCCTCGGAGTCTGTGTCCGGCCTCATAGTTTTTCCAAACGTTCTGTCCGTACCGGATGCTGGCCTCGTAAAGGTGGCTCGCCCTAACCACGACGCCGTCGGTAAGCTCAAGAACCTTCCAAGCCCACTCACTGATGCCAGGGGCGTTAGGCAGGGCCGACAAAATCGACATTGCCGTCACCCTAGCCAACGACATCTTGCAGGCACGGGAGGCGTTGTGATACTTCGTGGGGAGGTAGTTTCTTTTTCCGAGGAACAAAATAACATCCCCTACGAGAGTGCCCGCCTCCGTGACATATTTTTGGCAGAAACCCGCCTCACCCGGGTCCAAATGACTCTCGACCTTGGCTTTCATCCCCAGATTCGCAAAATCAGAGGCGTTGACCTCCAACCCATGATCGTCGGTGATGTTATCGTCCCCTTCACACAGAAACCAATTGATCGAATCAGACCAATGGATCCCATGCCGGATATCTAGAACCGCCGCCCACGTTGCGACGTTGTCGAACCAGTTAGACAACGCCGTGTCGAAATCGCCGCTGCATTTCAGATTTTTCAACGTAACCGTGAAGAACTTGTTTTTCGCCCGGTGTGTCTTCCCCAGGGCCCATCTGATGTGTTCCATCAAGGCGCTGCCTTGGCTAAGGCCGCTGGCCATGTGGTCATAAAGCCGAAACTGAGCCGATTCCTGCACGTCGCGCGTGAACGACGCCTCATACGACGAGTAATCACTGACGGTTTTTGAGCCAGGCCCCAGCGCCATAAGCCTCTCCGCAACCCCTTGAGGGGTCAAGTGTTTTATTTGCGGGGGGATCGAGTAAACGACCTCCTGCACAGCATATATGAACCGCCCCATATTTCCCCAGACATCAGCCTTCAACAGCTCGGCGCCCATTGCGTGGATGCCCCGCGGGAACTTAAAAGACCCGTAAGGCTCTTCCTTGTTAAAGTAGCCCGTTGGCCTGTGGGCGGACACGCCATGCTTGTGGCGGTCCTCTGGCTGGTAAAAATCACCGGGCCTGTCTTGATGCATCTGCCTGATCGTATCGATCCGCGTCTGGTTATAACTAAGACCAGAAAGCAGCTGCTCGAAAGGCAGCAAATCTGAGTCGTTCAACGGAGGAAAATGCGCCTCACATATCTCATCAACAATTCGCCTCTTGACCGCCATGTGTTTCGGATTCGGTTTAGGGGTGCTCCCGGCGCCGCGATGGGCCAGCCCGGCCAGTGTGGTTATCGCATGCCCTCTGTCTGAGACAGGCATTGCCACCCCGCTGACAGCGAAGGGAGAAAAAGTGGCCATCACCCTACGATCCGCA